GAATCTCTTTTGCTGCGCGTATGTGCCGGGCATTAATCATTTCAGATCCTTAATCATTTGGCTCAAAGCCTCTTTTCCCTTCTCTCGGCTGGCCTTGGTCACTACGCCAGAGGGGTTGCTGTCTTCGATCATAGTCGGCTGCTCGTAGAAGTCGTGGCCATTCATCCAGTGTTCCACCATGTTGTCGTATGCCTTTTCCATAGCCTTCCGAACATCCTCCTGGCCCTTGGTTTTCATAGCGTACCAGTCGATCAGGCGGGACATGGTATACATCGCCGGGTTCAGGTTCGTCCGGCGGCGGTTGTGGTCGCCCCTTTTCAGTAGCGCCATTACCTGGCTGACCGCGTTGTCCTTCCCAGGTATGCCCGCCCGCTCTTTGGCTGACTCAATGCACCACGCCACAAACTGACCGGCGCTTGGCGGGCGAACCCAACCACATTCTCTGGACTGCTCCAAGCCTGCCTGTACCATCTCAATATCAGTCACGCCTTTTTTAATAAGCGTCTTTGCCCACTGTCGCTTCGCCGCCTTAACTTCGCCTTCGGACTGCCATATCTCTCGCCACTTAGGAAATATTTCTTGTAGACGCTTGAACAACTTATTGATGACCTTCTGGTCCATCTCTTCAAAGGTCTTCGAAGTCCCCGGCTCTAGGGTCGAATCCTTCGGCCCAGCTTGTGTCGTCGGGGTCTGAGATTGGCTGATGACCTTGGCCGTTAAATCCTCTATGTTTTCCATTGGTCTGTACCCCTTGGTTTATGGCCCAGTCTTGCGTGAAGTTTTCATTTGGTCCTAAGAATGTTTGTAACATCTGGACCATCTCGGTTCCTACTATACCCTTAGCTTCACAGTGCTTCCTGTATCGCTCAATGCCTTCGACCATTGCATCAGGTGTTACCCCTCGCTTGATGTTTGCTTTCCAGCACTTGTAGGCTCCAGCCTTCGGGTCGTTGCCCTCTCGCTTTACCCTGCCTTGCCAGACGATCTCAAATTCATCCGAGTATTTAGATGTGCCAACTTTTGTTGGTACAGAGTCTTTATCTTTATTCTCTTCATTCTCTACATTATTACATTCTTGTTTGTGTACCGTTTGGTGTTCGTCTGGTGTACTGCTTGGTGTATCGTCTGCTGTATCGCCGGGTATACTTTCTGATGTATCACCACCCTGATAAACCTCGTATTTACATATAGTTACCAACGATGTCTGGTTGCTTTTCTGCTGTACTATCATCTGTCTCGTTTCTAGCGTTCCCAGATAGCGCCGAACTTTTCCCCGACTCCACTTCCAGCGGTGTGCCATCGTCAATTCTGACCACGCAATTTGGCCACGATTTACCTTTACCTCTATGCCGCGAATCCACACAGAGCCAGGCTTATGATTGGCGTGACCGATAAGGTCCACCCATGCTTGGCCCATCGTAAACTTTTCCGCCAGCCAAAGATCGTTCTCAAGCATCAGGCGGTGTACTTTGAACCACCCCTTGAACATATCACTTGGCCCGTTTTTTGAGATACTTGGTTAGTGCGTCCTGCGTCAGAGGATTCAGCTTCTTAGCCTTTCCCTGCTTAATCCGGTAAATAGTTTGCGGGTGAAGGCCGGTTTTCTTGACACAATCCATCACAGAAAACCCGTCCGTATTGATAAACTCTTGAATTTCTTGAAGTTCCATAATTACGCCTCTGGTTAAATCGGTTATTGACAATGTTGATAATGAGGCTTAAAGTTAGTCATGTCAAACGTGATCAGGAGAAAAGAAATGGACAAATTCCTTGTAGTTAAAACTGAGTATGAATTCGTAGGCGGAGAAGAAGGGGAAGACAACTTTTCAATATCTATTTGCGAAGATTATGATCTGGTGCTTGGGCGGACGATTGTTCTTAAGCAGGACGGAAAAGATGTTCGTTTCCCGGCAGCGTTTGCTGATGTGATAAAAGAATGGGCAAAATCCTAAAGCCCCACAACACAGGAGAAACAGCATGAGCACTGAAAACGGGTACAGCCCAGCAATGCCAAGTTCAGTAAGTCGATCAGATTATGGCAACATAGTTTCAAGCCGTGATTTTGAAGGCTATGAGGGGATCAGCAAGCGGGAGTATTTTGCCAAGGCGGCAATGCAGGGGCTGCTGGCAAGCGGTAATTATGCCGCTGACGATGATATGTGCAAAGAAGCATGGGCCTCTGCCGACTGCATGCTTGGCATGCAAGAGCGTATGGAAAATCTGAAAGCGTCCTAACACCATCACAACACAGGAGAAAGAAATGGAAGATGACATCAGATATAGAGTGTCCATCCTATGCCCGTGGCACGAAACCGGCACGGCTGGATTTCCGACTGCCCTTGCTGCTTATGAGTACGTGGCGCAGATGGATGAGCTGACCCGTGCGGATGTGCTAAGTATAAAAATAGAATCTTACAACCCCAAAAATCTGGGAAATAATATGCCGGAGATAGTATGAACTATCAACAAGTTGAGCAAGGCAAGAAAGATTGCACGGACGGAGTGCCCCATCAAGCGGGGCGTGGTGTGAGTTATGACTATGGCTATTCAGTAGCCTACGCAAAGGAGAAACAACAATGAGCGAATTGAACATCTATCAGCGTATCAATAAAGTTATGCAGGACGTGAGATACGCGCAGAAAGACGCGACTGTGCAAGGGTACAAGGCGGTGACACATGATCAGGTAGTGTCAGTGGCCCGCAGTTCGTTTGTAAAACACGGCATTGTTATCACTCCAAGCCAAACCAGTGGCGCGTTTGACGATGCGGTAGAGGGCTCAAAGATGCGCCTTTACACCGGGTTTTATATCATCTCATTTGTGAACATGGACAAGCCGGATGACAAAATTGAAGTCAACATTGAGGCGCAGGCGCTAGACAATGGCGACAAGGGTCCTGGCAAGTGCCTGACGTATGCAACAAAGTCAGCCGTTATCAAAGTGTTATGGCTAGAGACTGGCGAGAATGACGAGAGCCGGGCCAAGGATCAGGAGACAATCAGTGAGACTCAAGTACAGCAGCTACTTGAATCGGTTGACGCGGCGGGGCTTACACTAAGCGACTTCTGTGATTCGGCCAAGATTGAATCGCTTGATGAGATGCAGGCCCACAGGTTCAAGCCAGCCAAGGCGCATCTGAACAAGCTGAAGGCCAAGAAAGAGGAGGCAACACCAGATGCCTGAAGTCTATTACGTGGACTGTGAACAGGGCTCACCTGAGTGGCACCTAGAGCGGGCGGGGCTTATCACTGCCAGCATGGTGGCGACCGTCAGAGACACCTACAAGAGCGGCAAGAACAAAGGCGAACACAAGGCCGCCGCATTAAACTACGCTTTTAGGCTGGCTTGTGAGCGCATCAGCGGGCAGCCACTGGACGAAGGCTTTCAGACATACCAGATGAAACGCGGCAATGAACTGGAGCCAGAAGCCAGGGCACGCCATGAGTTTGAAATTGGTTGTGAAGTTATCCCAACGGGTATGGTCAAAACGGTGGACGGAAGGTTCGGCGCATCAGCCGATGGTCTTATCGGGGATGATGGTGGCGCAGAGTATAAATGCCTCGTCTCCCCTGAGCGCATAAGGTCGGTTTTAATCGACGGGGATATGTCAGAGTTTACCGATCAAGTGCAGGCTTGCTTGTGGCTCACAGGGCGTACTTGGTGGCACTTCGCATTATATTGCCCGGCACTTGAGCCAGCGGGGAAGGATCTGACACTGTATGAAGTGCAGCGCGATGATGATTACATTGCTGAGATGGAGCATGATTTAGTCGAGTTCGACAAACTGGTCTGCGAGTACGTGGACAAAATTAAAGCCAGCGAGAGTACGAGGAAAAACCAATGAGTAAAATCGGCGTATCAGTGAAGATTGATGTCAGCAAAATTGACAAGGCCAGGCTATTCAAGGGGGCCAAGGGAACCTACCTTGACACAACCGTATTCATCGACCTGGATGAGCTGGATCAATATGGAAACTCTGGCATGGTAACGCAGGACGTTAGCAAAGAAGAGCGAGAGCAGAAGGTGCAGGGCAATATCCTGGGCAACGTCAAGGTGTTCTGGTCAGACTCTGGCAATGCGCCTCAGAAGCAGGATGCGCAAGCGACACCCGGAAGCCAGGCTGGTGATGATTTCGATGATGATTCGCTAATCCCTTTCTAGGCATATAACCAAAGCCGCGCTAACACGTGGCGGCTAAGTCCAAAAGAATCTTTATTGTCGGCGCTGGTTGTGATTTAAGGTTCTGGCGTGGATTAACAACGGAGAAATAACATGACAGATACAAAGTGGTCAGAGTGGATCAACTGGAATGCGACTGAAGACAGCGTCTGTCCGATTGCGGATGAAGTTTTGAGTCAGGTGCAGTTCAGTAGCGGCGACAGGGCGTGTGATAATAAATGCCCCGAAGAGTGGGACTGGAATGACACCGGAGGTCTTGGGACCATCTGTGCATACCGCTACGAGCTGCCAGATGTGAGCATAAGCGCAACATGGTCGGGACTGATAACATTGGCGGGGCGACACGACAAGGCAGACGCCCGCATGGACAACATAGCCCGCAACGGCAACGATGGTGAGCACTATCCGCCTGCCGAACAGTCTATGCCAGCGGATCTTGAGCACCTGGCGCGGACGGTACTGGAGTGGAGCGAATCACTTGACCGCGTGTG